GAAACATGCCACAGTTCGGATACGACTGGATGCGCAACAAAGCAGAATTCAAACAGACTGTCGCAAAACTGGTGGCTTATGGTTACCTGAATCTCTGAATCACACAGTGACTCTCAGAGACACGGAAACTCTTGGATAAGGATTATTATGGACAAGGCAAAAGAGTGTCACACAAATCAACGTCGTAATCCGAGGAGGTATCGATGAAGGACAGCAAGGGGAAGCAGTTGACCGAACAAGAGCGCAAGGTCCTAAAGAAAAAATTGACTCAAATACAGGAGGGCAAGTGAGACCCAAATTGTCAATGGAACAACTCTTATCTCGTTGGAAGGTAACTCAGGTAGGGGAGTGTCTGTTACCTCTCAAACCTAGAGGAAGTAGAAGTAGAAAAGCATTAGAGGAGCATGCAGGACCTCCTCCTCATCCTAAATGTGTGGCAATGCATATTTGCGAACACGATTCAAACCATGGTGGGTGTGTCAATGGGGCCCACCTACGATGGGGAACCGTGAAGGAAAACACCAATGACCTTAGAAACTATCCAGAACGATATGCTCAGGCCATTTCAAAAAGAAAGGAGAATGCAATGAAACAAAGACTCAAACGCATAAGTCCAACATTCTACAAATATAATGACCCACATCCCAGACCCAGTCCCTTGCCACCAGGACGGTTGTAAATGACTGCTTACGAAATGACATTCTGGGCATTCTGGCTCAGTCTTCTGTGGGGGGCCATTCAAATTGCTATGAATTGGTAAGTATGGACACAGGGGTGCCGGTATCACAGGACGTGTTATGCGGGAAGTGGGCCCTGCCCCCGCCTTCATTTAAGTTCCACCCGTGTATACAATTCTTTCATAGACAAACATTGTAAAACATTGTAAATTTTGAACAAAAAAAGTGTAATGCCTCCAAAACTGTGGTATAATGAATTTGTAAGGTGGAGGGGAAATGGACTCCCCGATGAAACCGTGGATACAAATGGAAAGGTATTACATTGTGACTTGCGGACAGGATGGTGGTTCCGGAAGCACTGAAGTCTACTCAAATCTCTACACAGACATCAATGTGGCACGTGAGGCCTTCATGGATGCCGTCTGTAGGTGGCACGAAACCTACTCAACAAGTGCAGTGTTGTATGAATTCATTCCTCAATTTGGCACAGGTTCCATGATTTCCATCAAGGAAGCGGTAGTCCTGGATGACGGCACCCTGGTGGTGTGGCAGTCCTTGGGCGAATCCAAAACGCCCGACGCAGAAGAGAGGGAACGCCTGGTAGAGGCTGGCATCGATCCGGACGATGTGCATCTCCCCCACAGTTATTAGGAGTAACAATGCCAGTTAGCAAAGAGAGACAACGAGAACTGAGAGAGGCACGCAAAGTGGTCGGTTTCAGGGGTGATACCGTGATACCTGTGATACCTGATACCTCGGTATCAATGATACCTGTGATACCTGTGGTACCAGATATTGGTACCATTGAGGCACGCTTGGACAAGCTGGAACAGGGGATGGCTTCCCTTGCCAAAGCTTTGCTAGCGTTACAGCGGGAAGTGGGGCTAATCAGAAAACAACAAAGGATCCACACGTCTGACTTCAACCCTGAGGCCTGGTAGGTGAGTGGATCCCTCTCTTTCGATGTGACGAAGTCCTCTAGCAGGAAGTGGGGTATAACAGAACACGCTGTCCTCCAGCGTTGTCGTGTCTAGCAGTGGGGGGCATGCCTTAGGCCCATTAGGTGGCTGCCCCCTACTGTTAGGCCCGTGTGCCTTAGGAAGACTAAATAGTATCTTGGAAAAGGTGTACAAACGCCAGGTCCCCCTCAAATGCGACCTGCATTTTTGAAACACTTGTTTACGCATTCCGAATGAGTCTTACTATGATGGTGAGGATGGTAAGGATGGTGTATGCGTAGCTTTCGTGAGTGTAGTGAAATAAGTGGTCTTCCTAAAATGACCATCTACTGGACCTGGAAGTCTGCCATGTGCAAACTCTCACAGGCCTTGACAGGCGAGACTCGTCACTGGGACGACCCCTATTTTCATCAAATTATTTGCGACGCCTTGTGCCAAATTCCCAGTGAGCCGCATATTTACACTAAGAGGCAGTTCAAAAGCCCGCCTGGAAGGCCAAGTCGGCCGAAGGTGGGAATCACCGAGGCCTCCTGGGAGGAGAAAGAATGAAGAAGCAAACAGCAAGATTTGCCCGCAATGAGTGGTTGGTCAAGCAGTCAGGTATCAGTGGAATCTATGTCATCAGGAACAGGCAGACTGGTCGTTGTTATGTCGGGTCCGCAGTGGATGTCGGCCGTCGTTGGCGTCTCCACATCAGTGCCTTCGGTCGCAAGAAGGGCAACAAGGAACTCCAGGCAGACTGGGATCTCCTGGGTCCCACTGCCTTCGACTTTCAGGTGGTGGAACAAGTCTGGGGCCTGGTGGATGACGACGGTCTCCTGGCCTTGGAACAGTTGTGGTGGGAGAGAGAGAACGGTAAGCAGGAGTGCTACAACAAGCGTCCCACCAGCAGAGGGCGTCAACCGGGTCCTGGCCAATACCGCCAGACACCTGCACACCGCAAGGCTCTAAGCAACGCAGTTAGCGACGGTTTCCGTGCAGTCATTGGTTTCATAAGCGAGGACGAAGCCAAGGAGACAGGGGTCTCCGCAACCGGCGTCTCCGACGCCTTCCTAACAAGAGGTGACAAATGAATGATGCAATTCCTACAAACATTGAAGTGTGGAATGAACTACAGAACATCAAGGTGAAGTTGATTGAGATTGACTCAAAGCTGGACGACTTCATCATTGGTATTGAAAACATTCGCCAAGGTTTCTTGGAAGCAGTGGAAGAGTTTGAAATGTCTCTAAAGGAGGACAATAATGGGTAGAGTCAGAAGCGGCATGGGTGCTGGCCACGCGGTCCGCAACGAAGAGCACCTGCAAGAACTGTGCAAACTGATGGCGGACCCCAACGCCTCAGTCAGGCAACTGAACACTCTCTATGCCATCAGGACTGCCTGGGCGACCAGAGGTTACCTGCTGGACAGAGAGCTTCTCATCGTCCGCACCGACTCTCAGGGTGAGTACATCAGTCGTGCCCAAAAACGTGCAGGCAAGGTCAACAGTGTTACGACGTTGTCCCAGGAGACACCCGTTTCCGAGGATAAGGATACCATTGGTAATGAGAAAGAAGTGTCATCTGAAGTCACAGAGAACACCGAGAGAGCCCAAATTGAGGCCATTGGAAGGAGAAAGAAGTGATGATAAATGTGTCAAACGATAGGAGCAAAATGCTAAGTGAAATTTGGATACCGTCTAAAGGTCGACCTAATGCTGCATTTTCTAATGCCCTTTGTAGGGAGGGAATACCTCACACGATCTGGATCGAACCTCAAGATGAGTTATCATACAGGCAAGTGAATAGTCATCCTTGTGTCACCTATAAGCTGCTTGATAAAAATGACCAAGGTGTAACATATGTTCGTCAAAAAATGCTTGATGAATGTAGAAATCGAGGCATCAAAATTTTCATGATGGATGATGACATCAAGTGTTTTCTTGAAGTTAGTGATCCAACTGAACCTGGAAAGTGGGCCAAAAAGAAGTCGGCAATTTCACTAAATGATGCGCTCAATAAATCTGAGTCTCTTTTTCTAAAGGAGGGACTTGCGTATGGAAGTTTTGTGTTTAGCGTTTTTGCCCATGCTAGCCGCGATACAGGCTTGATGAAAAGAAAAGCTGATACGGGCAGTATTTGGCTTGATGGCACTAAGATCCCAACAAGCGTGAATTATGATGATGCTCCAGGAAGAGAAGATTTGTACTTTGTCACAATGCTGATGCTTAGCGGAGCACTTTGTGGAAAATACTTTGATCTCGCAGTAGATCATGCACCTGTGGCCTTACCCTCAATGAAAGGAGGTCTTGCAGACTGGTATTCTAACTGGGAGAATGTCATCAACGCCAACAAAAACTGGATGAAAGTGCTTGATGAAAAGAAGGAAGAAATGGTATCTGCCCTTCCTTTCGAAGAACAAGCTAAATTTGCCGAAAAACTCCTGTACAGAGTAAAGACAATCAAGGTGGGCGAAAGAAAAGGCCTACAAGACACCATGCCAAATTGGAAAAACATTGCAAACTTACGAAATGCGTATTTTGCAGGTAAACTTCCACCAATTTAGGAGAGAAACAATGAGTAGAGTATTTGACGAACAAGGAAACGAACTCAAACCCCTTTACGAGTGTCCGGTCTGCAAGAAGAATTACAAGACCGAAGGTGGTTTCAAGAAGCACCTGGATGGGCACTTTGAGACGAACCAACACGGCACCATGGTCCAGATCTTTAGGGTCAATTCTACACCGCCTAAAGAGGTTGTGGATGCCATGTGTGTGGATGCCCTCTCAGAAATGTTCAAGACCTTCGCGGTCACAGCCCACGATGAGTACCGCAAACTGACCCTGTTAGAGTCTTTCAAGGCAGCGCTCAAAATTTCCTGCGATCACCTGGAACTCATTCGTGAGTGCCTGGATCCTGTCCAGGTTGCCACGCTCTCAATCAAACACAAGGTGGTCAAGGATGTGATTCCTACTTGGTGTGCAATTTCTGTCTCGCTCTGGGAGGCGCTCAAAGATGTTCAGGATGAAGATGCCTGCAAGGACGGTGCCAGAACCATATTAGCCCTCATCGGTGACTTTCACAAGATATTACACGAGGACACACCACAGAAAATTCGTTTACAAATTGCCAAGGAATGGAAGGAGAGTCTAAACCATGGAAGCGCCCAAGCTTAGAGTCAATCGTTGGGACAAGCACAGACTGTGCTCAGAACACGGTTCTCGTTATCTGATGTTGCCTGACTTCAACCATCCAGGACAGACGGGACTCTGTGCCCATCCTACCTGCCTGGAAAAAATGGTTCGAGCCACTGGTAGTTACCCACTTTGTGGTGGCTTGGTCAGGTTCTGTCTGAAGCTGGATGCTGACAATAGAACACCAGGTGAATTTGTGAATTTCGTGGTGGAAAGGCTCCTGGTGGGTGCTAAGGCAGGAAAATTGACCGTGATGAATCCTACTTTCATGCGATTCACGGCACTCAACTACCTCAACAATCTCAGAAAGGACGACAGAAAAAGAGCTGTAGAAAAAGAGATCAGAGACCAGATAGGTGAGATTTTGGACAATGAAGCCATTTATGGATTGGAAAACATGTCATGGGGTGCAATGGGTGCCCTGGCGACTCAAGGTTTCAGTTCTGACAATCCAGAAAAGACGGTCGCTAGTAGGCAAATCATTCAAATGGCCATTGCAGACTGGGGTGTAGAGACTTACCTGTGGCTTTGGGGAGAACTCAGTGACCTGGACTACCAGAAAGTGACAAAAAGACAACACAAAGAACTTGTAGGTATCAAAAAGTCTTTCAAAAAATGGTACAGAGAAAAAACGAACGAGTCATTTTTTGAAGTTTCTGTATAACGTAAGGAGATGCTGATGGACTCTCAAGCCAAAAAGCTAAAAAAGTTACTGGAGAAGCTCGAAGGGCCTTCACTGGACGAAGATGATCTCAAATCGATGGCTCTTGCCATCATTTCTGACATTGAGGGGACATCTGCTTACCACGCCAAGGCCAGAATTGAGGCACTTCGTCTTCTGAAAGACATTGTGATCAAGGAAAAGGCCAAAGACGGTGACATGAACAACGATTCCATCATGGCACTGCTAGGTGGAAAGTCAAAGAACGAGAAAAAGTCGAAAGAATTCGACTAGGAGATAGAAAATGCCAATTGGTGGTCAAAATCAAGCCAACAGAGTGGGTCACGGTGTCCTTCAGGCCAACGAGACGCTAGCAGGTCAGGTGGCATACGCCGCCCCAGGTGAAAAGTCACTGGCAACCATCATCGATGCTGTGGCCACGGCCAACGGTAAGCCGGCTTTTGCCCCTTACGAGGTCAGGTTACTGTTCAATGATGCTGTCGTAGGTGGCGAATTCAGAACGAAGACAACTGTTCCAGGTTTTCCTATCAACCACGAGCCTGCAGGTGGTCCTGCAGGCGATCCCAGTTTCCGTCCTACCACTTTCTACTTCGCTCAGAACAGTCAGGCCCCTAATGACTTTCTAATTTTTGCCAATGCTCCTGGAACTCTCTACGTACTTCTCATCGGATAAGGAGAAAAAGATGGTGTCAAAAAGTAAGATCAAAATTTTCGTGGCTTCGCTTGCAATTTTGGGTTGTTCAAAGGCTCCTGAGGTTTGTGTTGTGGATGCCGATGCCTCAGGTGCTGAGGTCGATGCTTCTTCTGCAGTTGATCTCAGCCAAGACGCGTCTCCAGATGTCGATCTATCGAAGGACGTCAGCTCTTCGGAGGAGAATTAAAGGTGAAAGAGTTTCTAAAGGAAAAATTCCTCTCACGTAAGTTTTTAGCAGCATGTGCTGCAGTTGCTGGTGCCGCCTTCGGCGTCATTCAGTGGTCAGATGCGGTCCATGTCGTGTTGGCCTGGATCGCGGTTCAAGGCGTCAGTGACGCAGTAGCTCAATTCAACAAGGAGAAATAGAAAATGCCACAGTTCCCATCAAACAACACTTGGAAGCCCTCATGGACGACTGTCGTTCCGATCACAGTTGCTCAGGCTGGCACCTCTACGCAGACGTTCCAGGCTCCAGTCAATTGCCGTCTTTTGGACGGATACTTTGTCAATGGCGCCGTCGCTGCGGTCCTCAATGACTCAGTCGCCGTAACTCAGGGTGCAACCACACTCCTGTCTTGTGTCGCTCCTGGTGCAAAGGCTGCCAACACCACAGTTCGTGCAGACGTCAATGCTCTAAACCTTCTAGTTTCTGAACTCTCTGGACCCAGTCTCAGCCCCGCAGGCTTCTTTGTGGCTGGTGAGACTTTCACCATTGTTGCTACGTCACAGGTGGGTGGTTTCACAGGTGGTCAGTTGGTTCTGATCTTCGAGCAACTCCCGTAACGTAAGGAGTTTATAATGGGAAAAGGAATGAAAGGTAATGGTAAGGGTGGAAAGAAAAACGGCGGCATGAAAGGCTGCAAGTAAGGAGAACAAATGTCTATTCTTGTTTCAAAGGAGGCATTGTATCGCCAACAGGAGAACTATGCGGCGGCAGAGAGCCATGTCATTCTGCCTTCGACTACGACTTCCGTTTCCGGTGTCACAATGACCTCACATCCCCATCACGTCATTGCGATCAATGTGCCCAATGCAACAGGTGACATTGATGTTGACGTGATCCAGTCAGGCTGGAAACTGTTGGATGCGTGGGCTGTGAAGAATACCAATGCTGCAGGTGCTGGTGATGATGTCATCATCAAGCACGTGGCCGTTGATGGTACCACGGTGACCAACGTTGCACTGTTCACAACGATCAACTTTCAGACTGCCATGGGCGCTGCAAGTCGTCGCCAGAATTTTCCAAACATTCTGGAGGCACAACCGGTCTTCACTGACAGGTGCAAGTTGCGTATCAGTGCTAACAGTGGTGTGAACTGTGGTTGCACAGTCTTCATTGCAGTTGGCTTAGTGTAGTGCAACATGAAGAAGAAACGTGACAAAGCGGCGGCCCGAAGGATGGCTGCAGCAAAAATGCTGGAGAAGAAGGCTAAAACCTTTGCAGGTAAGGAAGCCTATGTCGAGAAGAACATTCCCGGCATTGAGGATCCAGCAGCCTTTGTGGCCGCCGCTTTGAGGGAGAAAGGAGAGATACCATAATGAAACCCGAAATGAAGAAAATGATGGCTCAAAAAATGATGGAAAAGATCGGAAGCATCGATCCAGCAGACATTGAGGCAGTCACAATACAGTTGGTGCTCAGTGGTGCTCCGATGGAAGGCAAACCGAAGAAAGGTTACCACAAGATGCCTGACAAATCCACGATGGCTGACGAAGAGATGGAAGATTACAAAGAGGAAGAAGACGAAGACGAAGAAGAGGACTAAATGAACTATCCCGACCGGCAGATACTGCACGGGGAGGAAATTCTTCGTTGCAAGGAGGATTTTGTCTACTTTTGTGAGAACTATCTCAAAATTTTGGACAGAAACTCTAAAATTGTTTCATTCAAACTGAAGAAAGCCCAACTCAAGTTACTTTTAGAGATAGAGAAGAATCCCTGGCAATGTGTTCTCAAGGCACGTCAGTTGGGTTCTTCAACTCTAATTGCTGCACTTTTCTTTTGGCGAACTCTGTTCACACCCAATGAAAGAACACTAGTGATTGCACACACTGCAGCAGCTGTGAGCAACATTTTTAGAATCTACAAGAACTTTTATGATAATCTGCCAAAGTTTTTGCAGTTCAACATGAAGAACTCGTCTGCTCATGAAATGGTTTTCTTTCACGGTGGAACAATTCGAGTCAGTTCTGCTTCTGGCCAAAGCTTTCGTGGTGCGACTTACAACAATTTGCACTGTTCAGAAGTGGCATTCTGGAAGGACATGAGCACCACAATTGCAGGTCTGTTTCAGACTGCAACAGGTAACTCTCACATTCTTTTGGAGACCACAGCAAACGGTCTCAACCAGTTCCATGCACTGTGGGTTGATGAAGAGAATGGGTTTTCGAAGACATTCTTGGCTTGGACTGATGAACCTGAGTACATCAGGCGTGAGGCAATTGACATTCCAGATGTCATCAAAGAGTACTGTGATGAGTGGGAACTTACCGGTGACCAAAAACGTTGGGCTGCTGAAACTCTGTCAGTGAAATGCGCAAACTCGTTCGCAATGTTCCAACAAGAGTATGCCATCGATCCTGTCACTTGTTTCGTGTCTTCAGGTTCCAGATTCTTTGATGAAGCTTACCCACACGCAAAATTTGAAATCGGTTACAAACAATTTGATGAACCTATTCAGTACGGTGTCTACACAATGGGTGTCGATGTAGCATCTGGGTCACCTCACGGTGACTACTCGGCATTTGTGGTGATGGATGTGCTCAATCCAGAAGCACCTAGAATTGTGGCGACTTTTGCAGGTTATGCTACACCGATAGAATTTGGTAATATGATCCTGGAAGAGTGCAAAAAATGGAACTGTGTTGCGGTGGTTGAGTCTAACTCATACGGTCTCACAGTGCTTGAAGTTCTCAGGCGTGAAGAGTGGGGAAGAATCTACACACAGCAACGATTTGATTCTGTGAATCAATCGTGGACAGAAAAATTAGGCTTCAATACCAATGGCAATACTCGCTCGATATTGCTGAGCAAGTTACAATCGTACGTCAATGGTAAGTCTCTGTTATTGACTGACGAAAGAATCAGACACCAAGCAAACACTTTCGTCTATGATGGAACAGGTCGACCTGATCACATGAGAGGCACGCATGATGACCTCATTTTTGCCACAGGGTTAGCACTGATGGGAATTGATCAGGCTGTGATTGAGACTTACCAGGAAAAACGTCCAGCACCTAGAAGCATTCAAGAAATCATTGAGATTGAACTCAAAACCGGTCAATCGCTCAAAAAATTGAAACAGGCAGGATATTTTGATGAGGAATCTGGTCCTGAAGACCTCATCACACACGTTCCTTGGTCCTAATTTGATGCAAATTATCTGTATAAGTTTTAGGTGCCGCCGGCCTCTATCGGGCGTTCATTCACCTCAGGGTGTAAAAGGAAATAGTCATGTCGTTTTTGACAGATGATGCACGTGCTGCGTTAGAACAGAAGTTCCAAAGCATGCACATAGATGAAGAAAAAGCTCAGCCAGTTCAAAATGAACCAAAAGTCGAAACTCGCGCGGATGAGACAAGGTTCCAGGACAAAACGGACGTAAAGAGAGTCGAGGCTTCGTCCACCGACGACAAGGATGAGCAAGGGCACGCAGTTCCATACCAACGTTTCAAAGAAGTCAATGAGAGCAAGAAGCAGCTAAAGGCCAAAACTGCTGAGCTCGAAAGACAGTTGGCGGAAATGAAAGCCCAAGTTGAAAATTCGAGGAAGATCCAGACTAGGGATCAGCATGAACCTGACATCTTTTCTGACATTGCTTCTCTTTATGAAGCACCACAGGAAGATGACAAAGTATCAGCTCTAGAGCAGAGAATAGCAAATTTCGAAATGAGAGCTGCGCAGGTCGAACTGGAGAATGAAATTTCAGTGATAACTAAAAAGTTTCCGGATGTACCGGAAACCGTCTTGTTGTCAGCATGCATTCAGAATCCAGACATTGACCTTGTCACAGTTGCACGAGACTACTCGCAGTTCATTGCTGAGATCGAAGAGAGGGCACTGGCAAAGCACGGTAAACGTGCCCCATCAGCACCTCCAAGACCACAGTCGACAGGTTCCTCCTCAATTTCTAACTCACAGACCAAGCCGCGCTCGATGGCAGACGCTCGTTCTGCTGCACTTGCATATCTAAAACAACAAGGGCTATGACCCTGAGGAGAAATTGAACCATGTCAGCTACTATCGCAACCCTATCGGCGATCCTAAAGGAGTTCTACCTAGGACCCATCGCCGAACAGCTCAACCAGGAAGTCCTGGTGTACGACCTCTTTCAAAAGGCCACCGTGGATTGGTCAGGCAAGACGGTCATCATTCCTGTCCACATTCGTAGAAATACCGCAGTGGGTTTCACCTCTGACGGTGGTGCTCTGCCAACTGGTACCGATCAGGAAGGATACGAGAGACTGACCGTCTCCGCCAAGTTCCTCTACGGTAAGTTCCGCATCACCGGTCCTGCCATTTCCGCTGCTAAGGCTGGAGCTAACACCTTCATCTCTTACGTGGACGCTGAAATGAACAAGCTGGTGGAGGACGTCAAGATCCGTGCCAACCAGGCCGCCATTCACGGTGGTTCAGTCATCGGTTACATCTGGGAGAAGACGAACGCAGGTGCGACTCGTCAGTACTCAGGTCGTCAGGACCTGCTCTTAGGTGTAGGTAACACGGTCGACATCGTTCGACTCGACAACTACCAGACGGTGGTTGCTGCAGCTCAGATCAACGCTGTAACCCAGGACTCCATCACCTTCAACGCCGCTCCTGCTACCGCAGCAGTTCCTCCTGGTGTCGTCATGGCACTTCAGGTTGTTGCTGGTGTGGTTGACGGTGGCGCTGCTAACGAGCCCTCTGGTATCACCACGAACCTGGCATCTCAGGCACACTTCGGTGTGGACCGCAGCAACCTTGCTCCTCAGAATGCCGAACTTCGTTCAAACCACCTGACGGTTTCTGACGGTGGCGTTCCTGTCATCTTTGATGCTTACCAGGCTCTGAACCTGGACCGCATGCAGGCAGTCCTCGACCGCATTGCACTGCGTTCTTCCATGGCACCAGAACTGATCCTGATGAACCCCATCATGCGTCAGGAGTACACCTCCTTGCTGGTCGGTACGGCGGCTGCTAACCTGTATGTGCAGGCTGGCGATTCCAAGAAGACTGGTGACGGTGGTTTCACGGGTCTGAGTTACGGTGGCATTCCGCTCCGTACTTCTCAGAACTGCTTCCTCGGTTCATTCTTCTTCCTCACCCCCAAGGAGTGGAAGCTGACGGAACTGGAAGCTCCTGGCTTTGCGGATCTCGACGGCGCCGTTCTTGCTCGTTCTTTCAGTGGCGGTGCAATGACGGACTCCTACGAAGGTTTCTACCGCATCTACTACAACACTGTCTGCTTGCGTCCGAATGCAAACGGTGTTCTGACCGGTATTGACTTCTAAGAAGTGACCGTCTAAACGAGGGGCCGGCAGTTACGGGCAGTTGTACTGCTGGACTGTCGGCCTCCTCGTTTTCTGTGCATTTTCTGTATAGTCACTAGGAGGATCGAAATGGCTATTGACATGAAGGCGCTGGCAATGCTGCCTGACGCAGAAGCGGAGATCGAAAAGAAACGCATGCGTCGTGACGCTGCAGAAAAAAGAATGAAAGAACAGCAGCAGGCAGACGCCAAAGAAGGTGGTGACATCGGTAAAATTATCGGTGGCATTGCTGGTGGTCTCATCGGTGCCTATGCTGGTAACCCCATGATGGGATACCAGGCAGGCAGTGCACTAGGCGGTGCTGTGGGTGCTGGCATTGGTGGTGGAGAAGTGACACCTGATATCGTTGCTCAAGGACTTGGCGGTGCCATGCAAATGCCAGGTGGTGGTGAATTGATGGGAATGGAAGGTGCCAAACAAGGTTCTTCAGTCTCAGATGTGTACTCATCCAGACAAAATATCAAAAATTTGGACAAACAACTCGCTGCTGGCCTAATTAGCAAAGAGAAGTACGATCAACTCAAAATGCTGATGGGCATGTAATAGGGTGACAAATGCCGTTTATTGACAACATCAAGTCGAAAGTCGATGATGCGAAGACTTCAAAAGCAGTAGAAGAGAAACAGTGGGATCTCAACCTCAAATTTTTGGAAGGAAACCAACACCTCTCTTTTGACAAAAACTTGCAGTCTTGGCTCACTGTCCGTGACAATAACAACCTGCCAACGATCAACATGTTGCTTCCGCTCTATCGAAACCTCGTTTCGAGACTAGTGGCTGCTTATCCTGGTGTGGTGGTAATGCCTGCTTCTCCTTCGGCAGACGACATTGTCAAAGCTCAGTCTTCTGAGGCGGCACTTCGTTACTACTGGGCGGAAGAAGACATTGCCATGATCATCAATGAAGTGGTTCAGTGGCTTGTTCCGTGTGGTAATGTGCTTCTTCACACTTACTACGATCCAGCCAAGGGTAAAATTTGTCCTGAGGTCATCAAACCCTTTGACTTTTTCTACGAACGTGGCATTGTAGAGACCAGAGACTCTAGGTGGGTTGCTATCAGGCGCTTCTACACAAAGGAAGATCTGATCGAGTCATACCCAGACAAACGAAAAGAAATTGAGAAATACATTGAAGAGCACACCACTGACACTGGTGATGCTGGACCTGCCACCTACGTGGATGGAACTTCCTACTATTACGCCAACTATGTTCCTCCAGGCAAACAGGAAGTGTTTGAAGTCTACGATAGGAAAGGCAACCACGGCATTGTGTTAGGTGATGTGTGGCTTTACGAGGGTGAGACACCTATGAAAGTCTTCCCATGCCAACACATCAAGTGGACTGAACTTCGTAACAGAGTTTGGGGCCTGAGTCTTTTGACACCTTTGCTAGAACTGCAAGCTTACTACAACCGCGCTCGTGGTCAAATTCTACAGAACACTGAACTGATGGCCAACCCTAAGTGGCTCATTCCCAAAGGTGCTGGTGTGGCACCGAATGCCATCACCAAAAGAGCTGGTGAGAAAATTTTCTACAACCCGGCAGGTGGAACTCCACAACAGGTTCCTGCAGCACCCATTCCCAGTTATGTCATTGACAACATTCGTCAGTTACAGGCAGAGATCATGGATGTCTCTGGTGTGCACGGTTCTACATTGGGTAAGAGAGCAGTAGGTATTTTGTCTGGCAAAGCCATTCAGGAAATGACTGCTTCTGACCTCTCTACTTTGCAAATGACGCAGAATGGCATTGAGAAAGCCTGCCAAGAAATGGCAAAAGTAGTGCTAGTCTACATGAAAGCATACTACTCAGAAGCCAGAATGTACAAAATGATCGACCGCATGGGCAGCGTGGTATTCCGTTCTGTCTCTTCACAGGACATTGTGGATGTGCCAGAAATTTTCATTCAGGCTAACACACTCTTCCAAGCTGATGCAGTTGACAGAGAAGCCAGAGCCATTCAGTTGTTCCAGGCAGGTCTCATTGACAAAGACCAAGCGTTGCAGGAAATTGAGTTCAGAACTTCTAACTCTTGGATGATCGAGACTCTGCAAGGTATTGCTCATGCCAATGAAATGCTCGATGCTGTGAAGCGTGGTGCTGCAATTGAGGTCTTCGCCACTGACGACATTGAAGGTTTCAACAAGGTCTTCGGTGAGTTTATCAGGTCAGATGAGTACTACTCATTGCCTCAGGAAAGACAGGATTACATCAGAGATGTGATGATCGCTTTGGCTTCAGCAAAACAACAGAACCCAGAACAGTTCGCTGCTGAACTGGAAAACAGAATGAAGGTATTCCCAAGGCAAAGAGCTGCCACTGAAAACATTGCAACCGTAAGGTCGCCAATGTCTCAGTTCCAGGTTGCTGCCGAAGCTGCCAACAGAGTTGTTTATGATAAGACTGCACAGGCTGCTGAAGGAATGGCAGAAGCACCCACAAATGAAGCAATAACCAGCAACGCAGGAGCAATTAGATAATGGCTGCTAACCTGAAATATGTCTATCAAGTCACTGACTACTTTCGTAAGGTGATCGACGAAGCCGACCAGACTTTCATGTCTCAGGCAGATGTGGCGCAATTTCTAGAAATTGCTTACGATGAGTTTCGTTTCTTTGTCACAGATATCGAACCTAACATCTTTCACCGTGTTCAGGTAACACCTGTCATCACATTGAACGAGTTTGATTTAGCTGTGACTGCAGCACCGTTCAATGCAATTCTGGGACCCAATGCTTTGGATGCCGACAGAATGCAACAGATGATGAGAGTGACCACAATATCACAGGGAACATCACCTCCAGTTGGCACCATTTACGAACCAGTCTACTCTTACGAAAGTCTGATCTCTTCTGGTTTCACGTGGCCTAACCGTTACATGATCCAAGGGACGAAGATGTTGTTTCAGCAAGTTCCAAGCACCGACCTCAGAATTGAGTACATTCCACAGTCGGTGGTGGATTGGTCGAACCTCAATGTTCCTCCTGGTCCACCCGGTCCTGAGTGGATCGACGATCTCATTCAGTTCCACGATGTCATTGCCTTGATGGCAGCCAAGAACTATGCCATTGCAGACGGTGCCGACTCAAGTCAGGTGCAATTGCAACTCAAAATGAGAAGTGACCAGCTCAAAGAATTCCTGACGCGTGGTAGGTTGGTACCTGCTAACCGTTGGGTGGGTGATGATGATCCTTATGGAGCCTACTAGTATTATGACAATGGTCACCAGAGTTACGACGTTGATTTCAGAGACACTCAAATTCATTTTATGGTGGTAACCTTTATCGGAATAAAGAATGAACCAGAGAGACACGAGAGGGACTTGAATGGAAAGAGACAGACTGACAAAAATGCCGTCCATCATCGCAGGTGGAATGTCTCCATCCAAGGCAGACTCAGGGGTTCCTTGGATTCAGAACATGCAACTGAACAAGGACTCATTCGAAGTGAGACCAGGTGCTGGTGTCATTTGCCAATGGGACTCCATGTTGACTGCTGGCAAGTATCCGGATGATGAACTGAAGGTGGCAGATCTGGGATTAGAAAAACACCTGGGATCTCACCTCATCACCAGAACTTCTTTTGGTCACAAACAAGTGGTCTCAGTGTGGAGAGCAAAACTGGTGCCATCCAACATGCAACGTTCTGACGCTGCTGAGACTGCGACAGATGGGTCTCAAGATGAACTCATCTCCAAACGCAAATTGTATGTGGTCAAAATTTATGACTTGACAACTGACGAAATGTGGGAAGAGGTGCTGCACGATCACACAGCACAGGAAGAGAACCTGTTGTTCAGAAGGCACGGCAACTATGAGACATCGCTGGCCGCTCCTGGTTCTGGCAACAGTGACAGGCAGACGTGGACCGATGCAGGTGTCAATGAAGGTGAGTTCGGTCAACAGTTCAACAATGATGCAGAAGAGTATTTCTTCTTCACAGAACTGGAGGGGCAGGACAGGTCAGTCAGACTTTTCTTCGGTTCTGCCAGAGCAGGTGCTTGGATGTACTCACCGTGTGACTTCAAAGCATCTGACTACCAGTTCAGAGAGCGGTGGCCACAGGTAGGTGCCGAGGCGACATGTGACTGGAGAGAACCGTATTCTGAGTCGCCAGTTTGCACACCTGTCAGAGTCAGACCTGGTTCTTTCTTTGACGAAGGCAAGGGTCTCACGTATGTCGATCAGGCTACATTCGGTAAACCTCAGGCAGCATGCACTTTAGGAAACAGAATTGTCTGGGCAGTAGATAACCTGCTTTTCTTCTCAGATCCTGAAGTTCCAAATGCCATCATCACTACGAATGTCCAGGCATTTCCTTCTAAAATTATCGGTGTCGCACCCACCATTGGAAACTTGGTGGTGTGGACTGCCAATGCTTCTTACTACTACAATCCGACTCCTGGTGACATCATCTCTGGTGGAACTGTCACTACCATGTCTTCATCCACAGGTATTCTGAACCCTAATGCCTGGGTGACAGTCAATGGTGCGGTCATTTGGATCGACAAGAACGGCATTTGGAAGAACTATGGCAATGTCACGGCTTCAAAGATCAGTGATCCACTGGACATTTTCTTTGTAGAGTCTGGCATGTCAAACCCACTGACGAACTACTACACTCAAAACGGTGCAGGAAACCCAGCTCTTCAAGATCAACCTATAGTTTTCTACAACTGGACTCCAGACACTTGGGCAGGTGTCAATGCTGCATACAACCCAACGAAGAGGCAAATTTTCTTCAACATTCCTGTCCTCAACATTTGCCTGGTCTTAGAAGAAGACATGTGGCACTTGTGGAATTTTGAGTCTGTTGTGTCAGTGTTCGATCCTGGTGGAGAATTTGATCCGTTTCCCATTGTCAAAGGCCAGAGAAACATGCCGTTCTCTTGGATATTGACAGACTTCACCAAAGACGTTTACCTCGTGGCAGGTAAGGTGGAACAGGACTGGATCGATCAGACGAACCCTGGCGGACTCAGTCCTCCACCAGTTTCTGACCAGTCACAAACTGTCAAGTCAGGTTTTCTGTGCAAGTTTGGTAGGGGTGGCGCAGTTGACAGGACACTGGAATACCTCAGAGAAGACAGACGACGTGTCATTGGTGAGTACCAGAAACAATATGGAACTGCGGAAGAACCCGTAGAAGAAACTACTCGTAAACAACCGTGGACTTACTTTGATAAACTCAGAAAGATACCCACAAACTATGAGTTCAATTGGCCGAACATCTTTCCACCTTACACCAAGGTAGAACCTACTGACATCTCACCAGTTTGGCAACCCATCAGTTTTGTTCCATGGGAAAATTTCTTGTTGCCATCTCCTGGTTTCTTGAATGTGACAGACATTCAGATCAAGTTCAGGTTTGATAATACGCACTGGGAGCCATACATCAACCCAACTCCTGCACCTCCAGGTTCAGGTGCAGAAATTATCTACAATGTTCCACCTGAGAGACTGGGTTCTTTGGCAGCATACAACCTCAACACTGCAAACCCAGGAGGTCTTCCTCCGTTAGGTGTCTACGTGACAGATGCAGCAGGCGTACCTGATCCTACTGGTAACACTATTTGGATCAACATTCGTGGCTCTGCGGCACCTGCAGGTTCCTGGGCAGGTTGGCCATATTTCAACTTCACACCACGTTTCAAGAACCAGTTGATAGAACTGGCATTCAAACGTAAGGCAGCAACAATTACCGACAATGTCTATGACTTAGGAATTTCATTCCTCTATGCCGAATACACAATTGATCCTATTTTCATAACTTACTACACACCTGCATACGTCTGGAAAGAACACACACCTGCAGACAACCCATCATACCAACCTGAGAACAAGAAATTCCAGGCTGTGGACTGGTGCTATCAAGGTGAAAGCATTGACGGTGAAGATGAAACGGTTGTCAAACTTCGTGGCATCATGACAGTTTTGGCAGGATCTAATAACGGTGATGCTTTGGCAGGTCAGAACTGGTCTTCGTGGCCAGTCAGATTGTTCAATGCTCTGTTCACAACAAATTACAAACAGTTCTCAGCACAGTTTGTGGATCACAAGACTACGAACCCAACAGCAATTGTCAAATTTCTAAAGACTACGCTGAGAGATAGAGTGCAACCTGCGGCACTTCCTGCAGATCCAGCACAAATTTTGCAACCACCCATCTGGGGTCTAACACCTGACAATCAAATTGTTTGGGCATCACCAGGTTCTCAGGCCAACATTGACAACATGGAAATTGGGGATGCACCACAGGATGAAATTAGAGCATCAGCAGATGTGAAAGGTGAAAGAGTTGCGGTACAATTGTTCGGTCACATGATGAACCCGGCGGAAAAACTCAGAATTGCCTCGGCAAAAGCAGTGGTCAGGTTGACTGGTGCTCTGAGACGCAAAGGACGTCCGACAACATGAGAACAAGCAATGAAATTCGTGTGGTGGATGCTGCACCACGTGATCAGCTCAACCAACAGAAAAGGGATTTTGACTCTTACACACTTCAGTCTCTGAATGTGAGGACCAGAAAAAACCAGACTGTGGGTCCGTATGCTGAGAACAATGCTTACCTTCTTTCAGGTGAGCGTCATGTGTTAGGCACTGAGGTCAATGGAACACGGTACGATGGTGTGCCAGGATGTATCATTGACAAAGACGTGACCACATTCACGGTCGATACTACTACATGTCAAGGCATGGATTTTCGTGGGCAAGTATCAATTGCAGCAACGGCATCTGTTGTTTTCACAAATTGTAGGTTCTCAAACACTGTGGCAATGACAGCAGGTGCCAGAGCGCACTTTGTGGGTTGCTACTTTTACGAACAGGGTTCCGTAAATAATTCAGGTGTCGCAGCAAATGCCTACATTGTCGGTTGTGTCAGAAAGTCAGGCATTGCCAATGTCAACGTCACAACCATCGCGGAGACCACATGAGCACTAGAAAACTTACTTTGCAACAATTTGAAGACAAGACTGTGCTCGACACTGAGGGTTTTGAACAGGGCATTCATGACATTTTTGAAAGTCTCAACAACATCGGTCCTGACATTGACACATCATCCACCATTCAAAAGCAGGTGGTGTGGGGTGAGTGTCCTCCACAAATTGTTGTGCCAACATTTCCCATAAACGTAGGTGTTGAGACTGGTGTGGCGCCATTTTTGCCTGTGATACCAACCACGAATGCCTTGACAGCAATTCGTGATGAGAGGTTGAAGTCTAACGATCCTTATGGAGTCACATGCGTACCACCCAGTTCTCCCATTGCAGGAGTCGCAACGGGTTGGAACTGGCAAATGTCATTTTGGACAGAAGAACCGATCATAGTCACAGACCTCGACATATTTATGCACATGGCAGATCCTAACTATTCACAAATTTACACCGATCCTGCTGACTTCAAGTGGTACTCAAATGCACCAGCACCTTTGGAACCAACCTATCCTTTGGAAGACATTGTGGTCTCACTGACTGTAGACTCACCTAATAACCAGCAAGATGCTTCTCAGGTGGCATTGACAGTGCACAAAAATTTCTTTGCTATGAGTTCTCAACGTCTGTTAGAAGCTGACATCTGGTCCACACCTGACATGTTACCAACTTTGCCAGATAAATTAGAATACACTCGAGGTTTCGAAATTCAGGCAAAAGAGATCAACGCACCCATTCCTGCAAAGTCACGTGTCAGAGTCAACATTTTCATGCCAAACTACACACAAGTAGAAGGTGAAGAGGGGCCTGTCAATGAGTGGGCAACTGCTGTAGATGAAGGATATCAAACGTGGAAGCGTTTCATGTGGAGCAATACTCTAACATATCTGGAGAGAAAGACAAATGGCTAAGATACGTAAAAAAGATCTAGCTAGAGGAACAGCGCTCAACACTGACCACTGGAACTCTAACAAGTCGCAGATCGAAGACCTGATGTCAGGTGAAATTGACACTGAGAACATGACACTCAATAACGGTAAGTTCTCACTGACATTCAATTGGCCACGGTTGCTAGCAGAAGACTTTTGCTACACGGACCAAGTGCCGGCAACTGATGCTAGGTTCTCAGTAGATCCACAGGGTCTCAATGTTCCCATCATTTTGCCACCTTTGCAAGACCAGTGGCTCAAACAAATTGGTACCATTGAGATGCCAAACCTAGTTTCATTGTCTGTGTCATTTGACACCTACATGAACAATTTTGGTGTAGTCTCTGAGAACGATAACACAGGTGGAGTTGCGACAGTCAATCCTACTTTTGCTAACAGGTACACTTTTGAAATTGAGATCCGTGAGAAGATGCAGGCTTACAGCAACTACAATGCTTCGACTGCGGTAAAGTCTCAGAACATTGCACCCAAAAGCATCTACAAGACGACAGTTGGTGGTGAAGTTTTCAACTCTGATGTGGTGCGTTTCAACCCCTACTTCATCACAGGCATTGATAAACTGTTCCATCCGTTCAGGACTTACCTGCTCAAGATCAATTTTCCTGAACTCTACACTACTAGAGATGCTCTTGAGCGTTTTGCTCCGATCTCTTTGACAGTGAAGTTGGACTTTGAGACGCGGTTGGTGCAAAGAGACATTTTGCAAGGTGAATTTCCTGACTACTCAATTCAGAATTTTCCACTCAAGGAAGCCAACCCCATCAATGCCACACTGGCACTGGACACGGCAGTTGCAGGTGCAAACCCGACTGCCAGGGCAGGCATTGCTGACAATGGTAGAGTGCAAACAAACATTGAGAAAGTGGATGCAATTGCTGTCGAAGGCATTTCTTCTGGTTACGACCTTCGTTCGAACACACCGCCGCGCAAAAGAATTATTGAAGATGCTTCTTACTTTTGCATGGTGGTACCGATGTTTGGCGGGTGGCTTGATGTGAGGTCTTCAGATCTCAACCAGGTAGGCATTCCGTGGGGTCCTTCAGGAAACTTTGGCGGTGGAGAAGGCAGGTATTTCACATATCCCATTGCTGACCAACGCCTAATTCCTATTTCTCAACCTTTTGTCATTCACCATGTTTTTGCTGTACATGACTACGGTAGCCACGCGGTGACTGCAGGTGCTCCTCTGAACCCTGAAAGACCCAGGAATGGCGCAGCACAGCAACCCATCTCACCCACATTCAGAAGACGAATTGGTGTGGGCATTGCGTCTGGTCTCAGGTCAGAATCTAAGAAGTATGAACAAGTGGCTTATGCAGAATTTTTCAACCCAAGCAAATTCAACTTTTTGGTTGATCAAGTGGTTGACGGTCTTGTTCCACCTGACTTTGGTGAGATGATAGACAGTGGTGTGCCCAGTGGCCTGCCAGGATACCTAGCAGACCAGGAAATTTTTCAAATTCCATTGGTTCGTGATGTGACTGACGGAAGAGGCACACGTTCTTACTACGACGAAGGCAACCCATACTTTGTAGGCAAGTCTGACCTAGGAACAAAAAGCAGAACTTCAGTAGGTATTGTGGGCGCACCAGGTTCTAAAAGAACACCGCTCACTGTGGGAGAAGAATTGTTCTTAGATGTCAGGTGGGTAATGGATGACACTGATCCAACGTATGGTCTGTCTTATTCAGATCCTCCGTTTGCTAACGGTCCGTTTGAACAGACACAATATATTGGAACATCTAAGTGCTGGGTCTACATCATTGGAAAGATGTCGACTGCAACATAGAGAACTGTAAAGAATACAGGAGACGAAAATGGCAGAACAACAAATCGGATACGGTGCTGGTGGAAAGAGTTTCAAGACTGGCAAAAAGACAATTCCAATCGAAGACTACAAAAAGGCTTTTCCTGGACAACCCACAGATGAAGGCCTGACCGAAGCCAAAGCAGGTGAGGGTTATGCATTCTATCTCAACCCACAGACTGGAAAGTATGAGAGAAAACTAGACACTGGCATTTACGAAGAAGAGATGGGTCTTCTGGGTGAGACTGTCGGTGCTTTGGAGAAGCAGGTCGGTGCTGCAGAGAAAGCAATTGGTGCTGCTCAGGAAGCAGGAACCGCCGCACAGAGAGCTGCTAGGTTGAAAGCAGCGCAGGCACTGTCTTCTTACCGTGGACTCGGTGAGGGCGGTCGCGGTGTGGGTCTTTCTCAAATGGCGGCACAAACAGCGGGTGTAACCGAGGCAGGCATTCTTGCTGACACCGCCGCGGCAGTCGCTGCTAGAGAAGGTGAAGCCACAGAGGCCAGAACTTCTGCCACCATTGCTAAGAAGAAGTTGCTAGAACAGGAAAAAGCCTACGAGCAAGAAGCCATCGATGCTGCGTCTGATGCTCAGGAAACTGTCAACAGAATTGGTGGTCCAATGAGAACCACCGCTGATGATGTCAAGAAAATTCTAGAAGAGATCAGAGCAAAGCAGGTGGCAGCAACTTCTCCAAAAGCAAAAGCTGCATACCAGAAAATTATTGACTCCATTTACAATGGAACATTCGATGGACCAGGCATTGATACCTGGAGCAAGTCAGATCTATAAGGAGAAACATGGCGCGTGTAATAATTCCCTCGACAGAAGAGTTTCTCAAAAACTATGCAGGAACTGCTTACGGTAAGAAAATTTATGCACCTGACCAGACCATAGAGCGTATCTCTAAGTTGGTCGGTTTTGTGGATAAGATGGCTGAGTCTCCAGCCATGACCGTGTTGGCATCTGGTGTCAAAGCGGCAGGTGAAAAATTGGGTGGTGCCCTAGAAGGCATGGGCACAGAACTCAGGCGCCAAAGAGAGGCAGAAGAGAACAGACCTGTCAGTCCCGGTCCTGGCATGATGCCTGTCATTCCTGGCACTGCCACTGTTGGACCCGAAGGCATTGGTGGTTACGATCCAACTGTTGGCATGAGCATGCAGGAAAAGCAGGCGTATGCTGCAATGACACCTGAACAACGCATGAAATATGCCGCAGCAAAACGCAGAGCACAGGTCACTGCTGAACAAACAGACTTCGAACGCGCCAAAACAGAAATGATGGATGCACGTGGTGACTTTTTGAGAATGAGAGAGACTCAGATGTCTGCCGATAAGGTGGCAGCGGCAGCGGAAGCAGAAGCCAGAAAACAGGCAGGTGCTTCACTGCAAGGTTACACTCAGCAACAAATTGAGCAAGCAAAACGGGCAAAGATGGATCCATTGGAGGCCAACCAGATCAACCGTGCTAGGGTAATTGATAAGTTTTACGCTGATATGAGAGGAATGGTGCCAGGTAGTCAAGAACTCAAAGACACCATTATTGAACTCAATAATCTGATGGACGAAGACAAGGCCGAAAAGCAACTGATCGCTCGTATCAAAGCCTCTGGCGGTTACGATGTTCTGTCTCCTGAACAAAAACAGAAGGTTGTCAAGTATGCCGAAGACATGAAGAAAAGAATGGAAGAGAGGATCATGCCAGGTATCAGGTTAGAACAGGCAATGGCAGGTGGCGCAGCAATTCCTAAGGAGATGCCAGCAACTGCACCTGTTTCACCCACACCTGCAGCACCTCCTGTGTTCTCAGTTGCTGGAGCACCTGTTGCTACCGCACCTGCTGTTCCAGCAACTAGACCAGCACCACCTGCAACTGCAACCACGCAAGTTCCAACACCTGTCTATCCTGAGGGACAGGTCGGTGCTGGACCTCCGACATTCACAGGTGCTGAAGATTACCTGAAGAGAATAAGGGAAGCAAAAGACGACAAAGAAAGAATGCAACTCATCAATGAACTTGCAGCAAATGCTGTTGCAATGACAGCAGCTTCTGGTACTGAAGCGGTTCCAGCAACTGCAGCAACACCTTATCCTGCAGTCGAAAGAACTCAAATGAGACCTGAACTTGCCGAACGTGCAAAATTGGGACTTGAAGAAAGAGGCATCTCACCTGAAGACGCCGACCTGATGACACGTTATGGTCTGGACAAGGCAGGAGTTGAGAGGTACAAGTTCGTGTCAGGCCTTGGTTTGGAACCTGAACCTGGTCAAGAACCATACACTGCACTTAGAACCACTGAGGATGTGATGGGTGCTGCAAGAATGGCAGACACACCTGAGAAGCAACAGATGGTGTTACAAGCAGTCAGAAACCTAGAGTTCAGACCGAAGAATGTTTTCGAAGCATTTGGTTTTGGACAGACAGATCCTGAAAGACGCCTGGGTCTGGGCAAGGCAGTGGTGGAGATGTTCCCCAGAAAGACTGCACAGGACACTTACTATGACTTACTGTTGAAACAGGAACAGGCAAGAGCCAAAGCGGAAGCATCTGCAACTGCTGCAGCAAAGAGACCTGGTGAAGTGGCAAAGGGTGAAGCTGAAGTCAGAAAAACTGATGTCGGTACTGCTGCACAGATGGAACAGGCAAGAGCAACTGCTGCCAAGACAAGAACTGAAGATTACCTCAGGCAAGCAAAACTTGATGAGAAAATTGGCAAAATGGCAAATGACATCAAGAGAGCACAGGCTGCCTTGATAGCTGCCAGAAGACCAAGAGGTGGCGGTGGTGGTTTGACATTTGCTCAAAGAGTTTCATTGAATGACCAGACCGGTTTGGCAAATGACATTGTCAGAAATAACCAAGCAGCAAAAGACTTGGATTCTCAAGCTGCAAACATGGATAAAATTGCAGGTTACGCAGCAGATCCAAAACAAAAAGCCCAATTGGAGCGAGATGCAAAATACACACCACCTGAAAAGGTGCGCATCAAAGAAAAACCTGCAGTCGATGCCGCGGTCAAAAAAGCAGCAGAAGCCAGGAGACAATTGTCTGACATTCAAAGACGTGAACAGGATGCCAAAGCTGCTGCCGATGCTGCGAAGGGACTCAGAGACAGAGCAAATTCACATAGGCAGCGTGCTGAAGATAGTTTGGACATTTATGAAAAGACATATCCAGGCGCTGGTGCTGTTCAAAAGAGAAAAGAAGAAAAGAGAGAACCAGAAAAGAAATAATAATCAGGAGAATGCATGCCGCCTAAACCACTGCAAACAGTTGGATCACTTGTCCAGCAGTACAAAAAAGCTGGAATGTCTGAAGATCAGATTGCTAAGGAATTTGAAAAGCAGTATGGTGCTCCTCATTACAATTTGCCTGAAGGAACCACCTTACGTCAAGCATACGTACAATCTCCTAGAGCCATTAGAAAAAGAGGTGTTGCCGCAGCAAGACCTGAACTGGCTGAAGAGATCTATTTCCCATCTGCTGCAACTGGTGGCAGAGAGGATAGACCTGAGTTTGCATTAGAACCTGAACCTCCTGCTTTAGGAAGTGAAACGTTAGGCATTGAGGAAGAAACTACATCCACACCTGAAGAGACTTCTCTGTTGGGAGACGTTAGAGAAGCAGCGTTGGCTGTGGAAGAATCTAAGCGTGGAACAGAACTCCGTGGTGGCGTCACTGATCTAGGAGAGAGTCTTGCACGTACAGGTGGATTCTTTACAGGCATAGGTCAAAAGCTTTATGAAATGACACCATTCGGTGAAGAGGCAGAAAGAGTAGCCAGAGAACAACAACTGGCAATGGAAACTCCTGAAGCTGCTGTTGCAAGGAAAAGGCAAGAAACTGCAGAAAGAGAAGCTTGGCAAAAAAATGTAGTTGATAATCCAAAATCTACTCTTGCTGACATGATCAAAAACACACCTACTGGCCTGAAGATTCGTGCTGCGCAGGAAGAAGCCTTGAAAAAATACGAAGGCAGTTCATTGCACGGTGCATTCAGTGCATTCACTGAGGATGCTGGCAATCTGATCATGTTCTTGCCCAGACTAATCATGGCACCTTTTGAAGAATTTGAAGCTCCCAAAGAAAAATCTTCATTTGCCATAGGAAAAGAAACTGGAAAAGAAATGTTGCCAACCATGGCAACAGCCGCGGCACTCTCAGTTCCAGGTGTAGACTTCTACGATCAACTTAGAGCTGCACCACTGTCTACAATGTTGATGTACATTCCTGCAATAGAAGGTGGTGCTGCAGCACTAAAAGTTCTGCCAGGTGCTGGAAGAGTTGCTAGCAAATTAGGAGCGTGGAGACTTGCAGCAGGTGAAAAGTGGACACAGGCATTGGGTACAACTGCTGATGTGGTTGCCAGACGTTTGGGTCAGACTTCACAGTTCGTGATGGACAAGTTCTATAACAGAGATCCTAAAATCACAGCATTGATGGAAGAAGCCTTTGCTGAAGGTGCAGGAACTGAAAAAGCACTCAAAAAACTCAGTGACATTTTTGGTGAGAAAGTTGGTGGTGCATTAGAAGCAGGACCTAAGGGTGCAAAACCAGCGGTTGCTGCAACTGCAGATGTTGTCACTTCCTTGGAAGCAGGTGCTTTGGACAGACCAAGTACACTGTCTGGTGCCATTGCAGCAGGACAAGTTGCTGGGACTGCTGAAGAGTTCGGTAACCTTTCCAAGTCCAGTCTTGCCAGAAGATTGTTTGATGAACAGACACTGAATCAAGCCAGTTCAAAAGTCACACTTCAACGTTCCAGACAAGGATTACCTGTCTTAGAGAGAGAACTCAGAGATGCATCAGGTGCTCTCATCTTAGACGCAAATGGCATGCCAAAACTGAATCCTGAATGGGTAGTTGCTGCGGCAGAAGAAGCAGCAAAGACCGCAAAAGTCGGAAAAGGTTACATGCAAATGGCCAGGTTACTTGACTTTTCTCAAGATGCCATTGAAGTTCTTGTAAGAAATGGTTACACAATGGATGAAGCTGGAAAGGCTTTGCAATCAGCTCTTGGACAGAACAGAAATGTGAAAAGAGTCCCATTCGCAGACATTGAAGAGTGGTTGAAAGCACCAAAAAATGCAAGAGGAAATGCTGTTCAAGCTACTCCTGTAGAACGAGCTCAGTTCCTAGGAATGCTGACAGAAGAATTGAGTAAGTCTGGTGATGCACCCTATCGACTCAGGACAGTGGGTGGAAGTGCACTAAATCCTACATTTGCAGGTGCTTCAGAAGGTGTTCAACAGTTAGCCAGAGCTTTGGATGATGCACTGGGTGCTGGTGGTGGCCCAAATCAAAAATTCAAATTCACTGCCGCAGATTTGCAAAGGTCCATTCAAAGTGGATTTGCTAGGTTGGCAGATGAAGTACAAACAAGAAAACACAATGAAATTTTTAGAACTGCAGACGAAGCAGACAAAGTTGTGAGACTTGCTGACAACACCATTGACTTGGCACAGACCGCAGACAAGTACAAAACTTCACTACCAAATGTGCTAGGATTAGGTGCACAAGAACTCAACAATTTGACCTCTTACGTCAGAGGTGTAGCAATCAAGGATTCTTCTTACCGTCCACTTTTGCAGAGACTGGAAGAAATGAAACCTTTGAAAGGGGTTGCCACAGATGCAGGTACACCAATCAATGTCTCTAGACCACTGGCTTACCTGCAGGAAGTTCAAGAAAATCAAACAGCTTTCAGAAAACAGACAGAAACTCTAATGGGAAGATTGAACAGCTTCTTGAAGGCTGGTGCAATTCCTCTGAATCCACCTTCACTGATCTCAAACATTGTAGGCAATGCCATTGCTGCATCAGTGAAGTTTGGTACCACACCTTTCACTGAAATGGAGTTGGTCAGAGCTTACCTGGTAGACTATGCTAGGTTTCTAAAGGGTGAAGCACCTTCGAAGACCGTGTTGCAAGGAGCAGGACTTGGAGAACTTGGAAACATGGCTGACGATGCCACCAGAGCTAGAGCTTACCGCGCTGCACAGAGGTCAGGTCTTTTTGGTGGTGATAAGATGAATGCAGACTTAGGATTGCAATTCATGTTGGATGAGACAAGAAATCTCAACACAATGCCAGGACCTGTCAGAAAAGTTCTGAACAAGACATTTGATAAAGCGCTGGCGGCAGGTGGCAAATTGATGGAATGGGGTGACCAAGGTGCAATGTTGAGAACATTCACTGCCAAGTTCGATGACCTGGCTACCTATGCCTCAAACCTGGCAGAAGGTGAAAGCATCTCATTTCCAACTGGTGTCAACAGTCGTGGAACCATGACAAGACAAGGCAGTGGATACCTCTTCTCAGAAAGAGTCACAGGTGCCAAGTATGCCAGCACTCGTGCTCTCTCTTCGGCCGCGGCAATCGATGATGTGTTGGCCAAGGGTGCAGGTGCCATGGCAGGTGGCCTGATCTTTGACTACAGTAGAACACCAGGATACCTCAACTGGTTGGCAAGACAACCGATTGTCGGTGCTGGTTCTCCGTTCTACACTTACGGTTTCAAGGCACTGAGCGCACCTCCTTTCAAAAGGGGTATGTTGAACTTCATGTTGTCTTCTGCAGACGGTATTTCATCAACCTCTAATGCTGTCAACAGAGCAATCACACAAAAAGCTTTGCAAGATGCAGGAAGAAAAGCCATGATGGTGGCAGCATCAAAGGTGACTGCAGAAGATCCTGATGTCAGAAAACTCTACGGTGGTGATCCTGTCTCACCTGGAGCACTGAGACTCACAGGTAGAGGAACCGAAGAAGCAGCAAACATTGCTAGGTTCTCTTCGGCAAACTGGTTTGAAGGAACCCAAACATACCTCAACATTCTAGAAGGCATTGCAGACGAATTTGCAGAACGCACTGAAACTAGACAGGTCGACAAGTATTTGAAAATTGCCATGGATCCAAACACCAAAGCAACTAAAGAGGAAGAGACACTAGCATATAACCTGGCAGTTGCCGAGGTGAAGAGGCAAGGTCTCAATACACCTGAAACAGTTCCTGCAATGATGAAATTGTTAGGCATTGGTGGAAGCCAGGCATTCGAATTCTATGCCAAACTCAAAGATGCGGCAGAGACTGGTGACACTACAGACCTAGGAGAAGCAATGGTAGGGTTGGTGACCCCAGGTGGTGTCAGAAGGTTGGTGAACATTGGCAATGTGATCTTTGGAACTGATAAGGGTGTAGAACTCTTGGCCAAAGGAAGGCCAGATGATGCGAACATTGATTACAAAAATTGGCGTGAGAAGGCCAAGTATGCATTCACTCAAGCGACAGGACTTGGTGCGGTACCTGTGGACTCTGCCAAGACTGCCAAAAGAGTCAGTGAAGCCTGGAAGAAAGAGATGATGGATCGTCTGGGTGTGTGGAAAAAGAAACGCATGCAACAGATTGCAGACAAATACAAAGAAGGAACTCTACCAGGTGGTTACAAGAGCGCAGCAGAAAAAGCGGATAATGAATACGAAGAACTCAAGGATATTCTGGAAGAAGCAGTAACAGATTGGTTGAATGGATTGGATGAGAGGGGTGTGAAGGGTGTGGTGCCTGCTGAAGAGTATGTGCCACCGGCTGAAGAACCCACTCAGACCACCGAAGAAGACGCAGAAGCAGAAGCCAGGCGAAAAGCAATTGAAGATGCCAACAAAACTCTAGAAGGAACTCCATGATAGAACTCACTGCAAAAGACATGATACAAATTGCCACCTTCATCATGCTACTGGGTGGGGTGTTCTGGCGGTTCAGCACCATGTTGTCAAACATTCAGGCAGAACTCAAACTGATAGACCAGAAACTCTCACAAATGGTTCCTAAGTTGGATGACCACGAGACCAGAATTCGTGCATTGGAAAGAAAGTGTCTGAAACATTCTGAGGACTAGGAGCACCATGTCGAACAAAGCAGCAGTTGTGGTCGAAGGACAAAGCATTCCGACACCACTGGATCCAGGACAGTTCAGTGTCAGTGGTGGTTACATCAATGTCTCAGGTGCACCCCCTTCAGGTGCGGCAGGTGGTGATCTAACAGGAACATATCCTAACCCATCTGTGACCTATGCCGCCACGGCAGGTTCTGCGACCACTGCAACCACAGCAGTAACTGCTACTAGTGCAACCTATGCTACTACGGCAGGAACTGCAACAGATCCCACTAAGGTCGCAAAGACTGGCGACACAATGACGAATACCTTGACCATCGATCAACCTACAGGTACAACTGGTCTGGTTTGCAAGGCACTAGCAACCAATGGTATCGGTTCGGTCACCATTGCCGGCAAAGGAAATGGAACCGAGTTTTCTAACTTCTATCTGCAAGACGAGAATGGCTATCCAACAGGTAACCTGTGGTCATTTTCTATGCGTAATGACAAGAGTTTTCTGTTCTTTTCATATGGTGCTAGCACTTTTGTCAATGTAATGTCCTTGCAACAAAACGGAGGAGTCCGTATTGGTCCTTCTTTTGCTACTAGCACTGTGGTGTCATCAAATGTACTGGCAGTTGCACATAAAATTGGCGCAGGTGTTTCAGCACCAACAGCAACAGTACATATGAAAGCAGGCACTGCAACAGCAGGAACAGCACCTCTCAAACTCACCTCTGGCACTTTGCTTACTACCCCGGAAGCAGGTGCCATGGAATACAATGGCACACTGTCATTTACAAACAGCACTGTTCGCAAAGATGTCTGTCTCAAAACAACTTACACACAGACACTGACACCAACTGTGGTGAGTGCTGGCATGCCTGTGGAGCAGACGTTCACAGTCACAGGACTAGATACTACTGACACCGTCACTGTCAATGCACCCGGACCAGCGATATTCAATGCTCGTGTTTCTGCAACAAACACTTTAGCCATTACCTTCATGCCTCCGGCTGCAGGAAGTTACACACCTCCATCAGGAACCTACCGTATCGTTGCTATCAGGAGTTGATGATGATAAAAGAAGCGCAACAGATCATAGACAATGCCAGGTCCTGGATGGGGAAAGGAATTACCTACCAGATGGGTGCAGACAACCTGAAGAAAATGGACTGTTCTGCATTCATATGGAGATGCCTGGGTGAGAGGAAATACAACGGTAAGGTGTGGCGGAACACAGATCACCTGTGCAGTCAAAAGGCACTAACTGAATTCGTCAGACTTCCACATGCTGAAGACGGTTGCATTGTGGTCTATCCCTCATACAAGGACTCTAAAGGCAAGAGACGAGCAGGTCATGTTGCTGTGGTAATTGATGCTGAACACCACACAATCATTGATTGTTCCCAATCACAGAACGGAATCACTGAGAGGAACGGTGATTTCTTCTGGAAAAAAGACAAAACTATTTTTCTGAAACCTGCATAATTTTTGTGCCACTTTGCAAAGTGATGCATATTTAATTTTGTTGAGTTCGTTGCTTTAAAGACTGTTTGTTGTGTTCTTTTGATTGTGTTGAGTTACAGTTGTCATACTAAGATTTACCAATTTATGCTATTACGCTATTATGATTTGCAGATTTGGTCATCACGACCTAAAAAGTGGTTGGGACTTCAGGGATAGGGGACCTGAAGGTGAGGAGACAACACAGTCCTTGCTCTCTGACAACTAGCATTACTATTCGCCATCAAGCCAGGCAGACCGTCGTTAGCGAACCGACGTAATAGGAATCAGTTGCTATGCTGATTTGGGCTAAAAGGGATGGTTCCAGTTCCGAGGAGAGGGTTTCTACCGGGACTAGGATATGACTCATTAAAGGGCCAACACGTAAGAGACACAGTCGTGAGTCAGAGGATAGGGTGCTAGGAAACGGGTCGTAGTCTGCTTATATTGGCCCAGACTGTGGTTCGCTTTACTCAAAAATAGGAAGGAAACAGAATGGCAAAGAAGAAGAAACCATACAATGCCCAAAAGGAACTCGAACACTTGCGTAAGAAACAGGAACGATTGTTACACAGGCTCAATCAACAACACATCATCGAAGAGAATGAACGACAACACAAATGGAACCACAATGACTAGACAGACTGAACAGAGAAATGACGAGTGGATGACACCGTCCTGGATAACAGACATGTTGCCACACATAGACCTGGACCCTTGCGCACATTCCAGTTCGACCGTGGGTGCTGCAAACCAGTATGATATTAGAAACGGTGATGATGGACTCAAACTACCGTGGCAAGGAACGGTGTTCTGCAATCCGCCATATACCAAAACCTCAAGGTGGTTAGCAAAATGCCGCGAACACGGAGAGACAAATCAAACAGCAATAGCTCTGATTCCAGCAGTCCCAGGGGATGGACCGTGGATGAGGGAGATTTGGAAGAAGGCGACGAAGGTGGGGTTCATACTTGGACGCCTGCAGTTCAGAAACCCAGCGACAAACGAGATGGTAACAAGAGGAAGAGGTCACGCTCTGGTAGTGTGGGGTCCAATGCCACACCTTCCTCCACATCCCAGACTGGTGTGGGTGGATCCAAATGGGAGTTCCCCAAGCAACCAGATCATTTTCTCTGGGATGCAAGAGCTGCTCACATTCGATACCCGGAATCTGCCCATTGGCTTGAGACTGTCGTAATGCCACACTACGAATTGAGTCCTTACGATCGTCGCATACCACTGGCGCTTTGGGATATTTGGGAGAACGCCACACCGGGGTGCAACAATACATTGTAAAAGATTGTAAATTTTGAACAAAAAAAGTGCAAAGTCTTCAAACCTATGGTATGATAAATCCATAAGGAAATGGATTCCTTATCAAACCTGGAGGAAACAAAATGAATTACGTTCGAACCAAAAAACAACGCTTCGCTTTCTACCAGCAACTGAAGAATGAATTCGATCGTCGTGATTCCAATGACCTCTACACAAATCCTGAGGATAAAGACCTGAAATCCATTCACGGTACCTACTACAGAGGTCCCCGTTGCGAAGGCGTTCGAGTGGCATTCACCATCGACACCAGTGACAACAGTTGGTGGGTGACTGACGAACGCTACTCAGAATCAGAAATGGGTGGTTGGGGTGATGTGCATACTGAGAACCCTAAATGGAACATTGGAGCGCCGCCTGCATACAAACCCGGCCAGTTGCTACGTGACACCAGAACAGGTGCCATTGTAATGATTCTGACCGAAGCCTATCTATACACAGGTGGCATGTGGAAGAATGCCTGGTTTCATGATGTCCTTTACGAAGGTCAAATCGAAAGTGACACCATTCATGAATTGAAGCGTTCCTTTGTGGAGGCAAACTAATGGACATTAGCAACTACATTGCAAAGCAAAACGGTTGGTGGTTGGAAGAACTCACAGATGCCATCATCAACGAAGAACACTGTTCCATTCAAACGAATGCGCAACAACTGAACACCAACGACAGCGTTCTATTGTCTGACTGGATGGACGATGTCTCTGACGAACTGGATGACCGGTGGCGTTACTACAAGCGTCACACACGAAACATGCCACAGTTCGGATACGACTGGATGCGCAACAAAGCAGAATTCAAACAGACTGTCGCAAAACTGGTGGCTTATGGTTACCTGAATCTCTGAATCACACAGTGACTCTTAGAGACACGGAAACTCTTGGATAAGGATTATTATGGACAATGCAAAAGAGTGTCACACAAATCAACGTCGTAATCCGAGGAGCTATCAATGAGTAAGTGGAAGGCAAACGGTAACGGGACGCAACTAAAGCAGTCCGAGCGCTACATTCTTCAAAGATTACTACACCTGGTAGAGAAGGAGAAGGTGAACCAGGAGGAGAGCGAACACCTTCATAGGAGACGCATGACATCTGCAGATAAGAGGAGAGAGGAGAGGAAACGCGTGTTAGATGATGCATTCGCAGAACTCTACGGGGAGGACAACAGATGAACCAAATACCTGACACACATCCCAGGCCCAGTCCCTTGCCACCAGGACGGTTGTAAATGACTGCTTACGAAATGACATTTTGGGCATTCTGGCTCAGTCTTCTGTGGGGAGCCATTCAAATTGCTATGAATTGGTAAGTATGGACACAGAGGTGCCGGTATCACAGGACGTGTTATGCGGGAAGTGGGCCCTGCCCCCGCCTTCATTTAAGTTCCACCCGTGTATACAATTCTTTCATAGACAAACATTGTAAAACATTGTAAATTTTGAACAAAAA